AGATTTGAGATGTCTATGTTTAGTAATTTCTTTTGGTATATTACCTCGTCAAAGATATAAGCATCATTGTATTTGTATAAAGCTATTAATGTAGTTGGATCGGCACTATAACCAAAGTCCATTCCATAACATAACAACCTTGCTTCTGCTGGTAGTGTTATCTCTTTCCAATCTGGAATACATACACCTTCTAAACTTCCTATCTGTCCAAGTCCATATACTTTCCACCAGTTACTCCAATACTCTGAATCCTTTGCTTTATCTTTTGCACTCTCTATATCCTTTACAATCGTTTCTGGTAATGCTTCATTGTCTTTGTATGTTAATGTAATAAAGTCTGCATCATCGTTGCCTACAACTTCTTTATGTGCCCAAAAGTTTGCAGTTGGATTAAAGTCAATCCATATATCTCCAGATGTTCTAATACTTAATTGTGTGTATGCTTCAAAGGGTACATTGTTTGCTTCATTCACATACAATACACTTCTTCTTGCTCCTCTTAATTTATCTGGTTGTTCAACACTAAAAAATTCTATATAACTACCATTTGTGAATGTGTACTTTAAAGATGACCTATTCCATTGATTATCTCTAAACCTATTGGTTGCTACCATAATTTTTAGAAAGTCCTTCATTGCTCCTCTACGCAAATGCGGTATTGATTCAGATACTACACTTGTTTCAAGCATAGGTGTTCTTATACATCTATCAATAAGTATGGGCAGTATGCCAAATGTTTTACCAGCTGATGTACCACCTTGTATTACTTTCTTTCTTTTCTGTAACTTATACAGTTTCTTTATTGCAGTTGTAACTTGAAACACTAATCTAAATCAAATAAAGGTTGCTCTGATGTAATTGATATATCTTTTGTTTCTTTTGGTTTACCAGCATAATAGTTATAAAACATTTGAACGTATTTGAAGTTCCCTTCTTCAACTCCTTTCTCAAGTGCTTTAAATGCTTTTGGTTCTAATGGTGTAAGTCTTTCAATCATCTTAACTTCTTCAGCTTTAGATGGTCTACCTCCTTTATTTCCCTTTGTTCCTTTATTATTTGTTCTTCCGTCCATAATCAGTATAAATTAGTTTACTAATTATATAATAAAAAAAACCTAACATTTTACTGCTAGGCTTTAAATTTATATTTGTAATCCCATTACTGTTAGTATAATTGACAAAGCTATTAAGGATGCAACTAAAAAAAAGGTAATCAATCCAAGTAGTGTTGTTGATTTATTCTTCATATCTATTTCTTTTTATTAATCTCCTTTAACTCTTCTCTTATGTCATTTAATCTCCAAGCTATTAACCATAGATAAATAATAACATTAATTCCAAAAAAAACTATAAAATAATTCATCATCTATTTGTTTTATAAATAGTCATCACATTGTACAATTGTATAATTATCTGATGTGTACCATTGTTTTACCTTTGCTTCATCTAATGTATAACAACCATCAATATCTGTTTGGTTGATTAATCTATCTCTGTAACTATTTGAGTTCTCATAAGTTCTTTCATAACTATTTTCTCTACAATTACAAATTTCTTCGTCTGGATTACTACAACTTAAAAAAGTTATTAGTAACAATAATATTATTTTATTCTTCATTCTTATATTTATCTTTTAGTGTTATAAAGTGATAATCTGTTTTACTTAGTTTTAAATTAAGTAAGTCTTGCTTCACTTCTTTTCTTTTATCTGATACTGGTAATTTATCAACCAGTTGTTGCAGCTTCTGTATTAGTTTCTTTTTGTACATATCTTATTTGTTTTAAAGGTTTATTAAATATTATTTTTCAAAAAAATAAAGGTAACATTATTGTTGTAAAATAAAGAAATAGTAGAAATAATGTTGCTGCTATGAAACCTATTATATCAATAATTTTTTTTATATTTCCCATATCTTATTTGTTTTTAAATGTTTCGTTATAGTAATCTTCTGCCCAATCTTCTTCAAATTGTTGTTGCATATCTAAATCAAGACTACTAATATTTCTATTGTACAATGATTTAATAAAGCCCTTTTCTTTATCAATCATTCCTTCTGCTAGCCTTATAGCATTTATTACTCCTCCTCTATACATAGCATCACTATCTGGAATAGAGTTTCTTAAATCTTTTAATTTAACTATTAATTCTTCTATTGGTGTTTTCATATCTTATATCAATTTATTGTTTAGTTCTTCAATCCATTGTCTTAATCTTCTTTTATTACAAGTGCAAGGTTCACTATATTTATGGTTAAAATACTTTGAATGTAGCTTACACATTATCTTAAAATCTTCATTAGACATTACTGATGTCATTCTTTGTTTAACACCATTCCAAATAATTTTATCTTCTACCATAGTTTTTTATTTTATAATAATCCTTTGAATAAATGCTCTATAACATTAACAGTCCATCCATCTCCTATAAGACCAGCTGCTTGGTTTCTTGTTAAAGATTTAGTATAACCTTCGGGTATATTCTGCAATCTCTCCAACTCAGTTTGGTTAAGCACTCTATTTTTAAATATGTTTAAATCTTCAGTTTCAAAAACAATATTAACAAAACCTTTCTTCCTCCATCTTCTAAACCTCTTCCAATTTGTCTTTTGTGGTCTGCTTTCGCTTTCTAATAAACAATATGCTTTTTTCTTAGTTGTGTAGCCACTTGTTAGAATGTCTTGAAGATTACAATTAGTATCTTTAGGTAACCCAAAGTTCTGAGGAATATTAGTCCAATACAATCTGTTTCTCATTTGAGCTGATACAACTTTAGAATTTATATTTATTGGCTGAACACCGAGAAGATTGCTTATTATATCTTGATACTCTTTCTTCATCTTTACATTTTCAAGTAAAAAATACTTAGGCTTTGTTTCTTCTAACAATCTAACAAACTCAAAAAATAAACCAGACTTCTCTCCATCTAATCCATTTCTTTGCCCATTCCATTGAGCATTACTAAAGTTTTGGCAAGGACTACCTCCAATTAATAAATCAATCTTTGGTAAGTCAATACCTTTTACATTAAGAACACTTCCAATATGTTTTGTATTTGGATAGTTCTCTTGAGTAATCTTAATAGCTTCTTCTTTTATCTCTGATGCAAAATAGTTATTTACTTTAAATCCTAAGTTGTCAAGAGCAATCTGACCACAACTCATTCCATCAAATAAACTTAGTACATTTATTCCTTCTACCATAGCTCAATATCATTTAATTGTTCTTGTCTTTCTTTACACTTACAATCTGGATATAGTTTCTTCCATAACCATTTGATGCCAGTATAGTATGTTATTCTTTCAATAAGGTTTCCTAGTTTCATTCTTTTAGTTTTTCTTTTAATCTGTCTTTTACCTTTCTGTATGTATTATACAATGAATGGTATGTAATATTAGTTTTCTTTGATAGTTCTGTAATACTATATTCATCTTGTATTAGATTGTAAACTTTTCTATCGTACCAATGTAATTTACTCAGCTCTTGTTCAACAGAATCATTTGCATCATTAAAATCAATATACTCTCCAGATTCTAAATCAAGAACCAAGTCTAATGATATCTTGTTTTGTTTCTTCTGCTTATTCTTCATTTGTAAAAAGGTAGAACGTAAGGTTAAGTAAATGTAGTAATAGTTTACTTCATCTCCGTAAGCTATGTTTAAACCCTTTTTAAGCATCTTGCCAATAACAAGGTACATATTAGAAACAATATCTTCTGCTTCTTCTCTATTGCAGCCAAACTTTAATGTGGTGTTTATCCACTTATTATGAGATTCAAATATCTTCTCTAACATAGTTAATGTGTTTGCAACAAAGTAATAAAAATAAATGGTATTTTGTAATGTGTTAGTCTAATTTTATTAACACTTTTAAAAAGGGTATAGCTACCCTCAGTACATAGAAATATATTTTTATTTGATTATCTCTCAATGTTTAGGTATGAATACATACTTAAGATTTAATAGGTACTAAATAAACATATAATTATATAATAAAAAAAATATGACATTTTACAAAATTTAGACAATTATTTTTACAACTAAGCACAAAGCACATTAAAACGTGCCTTGTACAACTGTTGTATTACCAATGCATACCCTCCATTGATGTACCACATTCTATTACCTCACATTTGTCTTTGCTTTTCCATTCCCAAGACTTTACTCTTAGATTTACCATCTCATAAATCTCATCTCTTTTATTATCTGGTATGGTATCTATTAACAATGCTAAGGCATCTTTTTCTTTGTTTAGTATAATTTGTTTAATAGCCTTTGTTTTGTTCTTTAAACGTTCTAATCTAGCTCTTTCTTTTCTTATTGTTTCTTCTTTCTTATCATCAAAGTAAATATCATAAACAACTCTAAACCTTGTAAAGCTATCGTAGTACACATCTATCTTTTTTAATGCGTGAAATATACTTGACCTATTTCTTTTAACACCTTTCTCAGCAAACCAGTCTGATATCATCCTATCATTCATTCCGTTTAGTTCATTCAATACTTTGTAAAGTAATGCTCTAAAAGATGCTTTATCATTTGAACGTGAGTTATCAAATATATTTAATTTGGTTATCTCACAAAAATCATTTACTAATTCTTCTGCTGCTTGTCTGTTGTAATTATATCTGCTCATCTATTTGTTCCGATCCATTATTAATTAATACTTCATCTGTTACTTGTGTTATTCTTTCTTTGTCTGCTTCGTAAGCAAAACATACTTCTTGTATCTTACAAAAGTCATTAAAGTCAAACTTGTTTAATAACCAATCAAGAAAGATTAGTTTGTTGGCAGTTAGCTTGTCTCCCAACTCTTTCTCATCAACTTCTTCTATCTTGT